GTCGGGCATGTCCTTCTCGTCTTCCTCGGCCTTGGCCTTGGCGGCCTTGTCCTTCTCGTCCTGGTCTTCCTCGGCCGCCGGAGCGCCCGCGGTGGTCCGCGCGGCCCGGAGGCCAGCCAGGTGGGCAAAGCGTGACAGCCCGCCCGCCGCATTGCGGAGGTTCATGAGATCATCCTCTCGGTGGGTCAGGCGGAAAGCGCCGCCACGCTTGGAGGGGCTAGGCCCGGTCCAATTCGGTGATGAGCGCGCGGAAAGCCTCGTCCGGCGCCATGACGGCGTCCGCGAGCCCTTCGGCCACGCCCTTGTCTCCAAGGTAGTGCGCGGCCTGCTGGCCCCGTACCGCCTCAACGGCCATGCCGCGATTCCGCGCGACGGTCTCCACGAAGAGCTCGCCCATGCGGTCCACGTCTTCCTGGATCCGCTTCAGCAGGGCCGGCTTCACGCCCGTGTGGGCCTGCCGCGTCTCCTCGGCCTTCTGGTCGCCGTAGTGGATGAAGTGGACCGCGAGGCCGGCATCCGTGATGGCCTTGGAGTAGTCCACGAGCATGCTGATGACGCCCACGGAGCCCGTCCCGCCGGTGCGCGGCACCGTGATGAACTCGCAGGCGCTGGCCAGGGCGTAGGCGGCGGAATAGGCGATCTCCGAGCAGATGCCCCAGATCGGCTTGCCGCCGCGCGCCGCGAAGATGGTGTCGGCCAGGTCAAAGCATCCGGCGACCTCGCCGCCAGGGCTGTTCAGGTCCAGGACGATGGCCTCGGCGTCGGGGTCGTTCAGGGCCGCGAGGAAGTTGGCGCGGAGGCCGTCATAGCCCGTCATGCCGCTGTAGGGGCGGAGCGTGCCCGTCTTCTGGACCAGGATGCCCTCGACCTGGATCATCGCCACGCCGGACACGAGATCGTAGCCGGCTCGCGCGGCGCGGCCCGGCCGGCCGAAGTCTCCGTCGTCGTCGAAAGCGCCAGGGCGGCCCGTGTCGACGCGGGCAATGCCGAGGCGTTCGGCCAGCGCCGCCAGCGCCATCTCGGCCTTCGAGGGGTGCAGCGCCAGCGGGGTGTTGAACATCCGCTGCGCGAGCATGGGGAACAGGTCGGGGGAGGCCGTCATCGGACGTTCTCCAGGGTGTCCCAGCCGTAGGGGGCGAGCTCGACCCGGTCGAGCTGGACGTCGGTGCCGAAGGTGACGAGGCGCTCGCCCGGGGACAGGGTGGGCACCCGCCCCCAAGCCGCGTCGAGTTGCCGCTCGCACTCCGCCCGGAACTCGTTGAGGTCGGCCGCCGTGAAGTCGAGCTTCATCGTCACATGTGAAACGGGCGACCGGGCAGCGACCGCGCGCTTCCCAATGAACGGAAGGGCGGCCAGCATCCCGAAGATGCCGCGTCGGGCGATGCTCATGCGTCCTGCCCCTCCACCTTCTCGCCCTCGGGCTTCGCCTCGGCCGCAGGGTCGCCGCCGCCCGTGACCTCGAAGGTCAGGTTCAGCCCGCGCTCCTTGATCGCCTCCTGCTCCAGCGCGAGCTGGTCCAGGTTCTCCTCCCAGTCCAGGCCGTCGTTGTCAGCGGCCTCGCGTTGGAGCGTGGATAGCCCCGATGCGATCTTCATCCGCGAGCCTTCCGGCTCCTTGGTCGGATCGATCCAGCCTCGGCCGGGACCCACCCAGCGGCAGCGGGTGTATTCGGCCCGGGCCTCCGCGAACTCAGGCGCCCCGGCCGGAAGGGGCACGTCCCCGCGGTCGATCATCTCCTCGAGGAGGTTGCCGTAGGCGGGCGTGGCGATCGCCTGGGCGAAGTTGTCCCGCCGGCGGCTGAGGGTCTTCCAGGACTCCAGCATGGCCTGCCGGGCCGAGGAATAGGTCGCCTTGCGGTAATCGGCCGAGACGGTCTCATAGGAATTGCCCGTCGCCGCGGCCAGGTTCCGGAGCATCGCGCCCTCGAACATGTCGAAGGCCGCGGCCGGCCGGCTGCCGCCGATCGTGTTGATGCGCTCGCCGGGGAAAAGGGTCGCGAGCCGGACATTGCCGGCCACGAGCCGATTGTCCTGGTGGTAGTCGGAGCGCAGGCGCTGATAGGTCGAGACCTCCTCGCCGTCGTCCTGCTCGATCGCCTTCTGCACATCCGCGCTGTCGAAGGGGCTCTCGATGTAGGCACCGAAAATGGCGTTGATGATGGCCGCCTGGACCTCGAGCCGGTCGTACTGCGCCAGCATCCGCAACCGCGCCAGGACCGGCGTGAAGATCCCGCCGACCGGCCGGTGATCGCCGGCACGTTCGCTGTCGTAGAAGTGGGCGACCATCGGCCGCCCCCAATCGGTCTCGCGCGGCACGCGCTCCCATTCGACGGAGCGACCCGCGGCGAACCAGTCATTGATGTGGGCCCGGCGGAAATGATAGGCGACCGCCGCGCCGTCCGCGTCGAGCTCAACGCCCCCGCGCAGCTCGAGGCTGTCCATGCGCATGCTGGGATTGCCGAGCCGGTCCGGATCGATCATCTGGGCCGCCGACGCATAGCGGGCCCGGCCGAAGCCGCGCCGGTCCTCGCGCCAGGGGAACGTGACGATCGCCTCGCCCTCGACGGTATAGTGGCGGAAGCCGAGGGCCATCTTCTGGCTGAAGGTGTGCTTGCGCTCGACGTCCCAATATTTCGCGGGGTCCTCGCCCCAGGCGCGAAAGCCACCCTCGGCCGCCGCGCGGAATTCCTTCGCCCAGGCGGCATCGAACTTTGGCCCGAACCGCCGCGCCAGGCTGCGATAGTCGGGCAGCGCCATCAGGCGGAAGTCGGCCCCGATGGCCGCGTCCACCATCCGCGTGACCGTGCCGGCCGCCCAGCCGTCGTTGCGCACGATGTCGCGGATGCGCGCGACCGAAATATCCCGATAAGGCGTCGTCTCGGTGTCAGGCGAGCCGAGCCAGGGGTTCCATCCCGCCATCTCCGCCGAGGTGCGATCGGCCGCGTCGAAGGGCGCCGACCCTCCGCCGATGAGCGCCTTGGCCCGCGCGCGCTGGCCCGCGCCGGGCGGCAGCGCCGCACCGTCCGGGCCGTAGATCACCGGGGCCGCCATCAGAAGCGGACACCGATCGCGAAGCGGCGCCGGCGCTGACCGGCCAGAATGCCGCGGCGCGCGAGCTCGTCCTGCAGCATGCCGATCCAGCGCTGGAGGTCACCCCAGTTCATCACCGAAAAGCTCACGCTGCGGGAGCTCCCCGGTGTCGAATAGGACAGCGACGACTCGAGCCCACCGGCCGGCATCTGGCCGAACTTCGTGATCGCGTCGACGTGCCAGAGCTGCAGGGTCGGCGTGTCGATGACGGACAGATCCATCTGGTGCCTCCCTATCTGGCGTAGCGCGACGTCCGCGCGGAGCGCGGCGCTTGGTGGACGGTGACGAGCGGGCCCGGCGACGAAAGGCCTATCGGCCCCGCCGTCGCAGGCATCTGCTCATCCTGACGTATGCGGGTCGGCGCTTCCCCGACCTCGCCTTGAAATGGCAGCGAGGCCGTCTCAGCACGCTGGTTCAGCTTCAGCCCGAAATGCAGCAGGCCGCAGAGCGCTGCATAGGCGTAGACGCGAAGGTCAAGGGCTTCGTTCCGGCGCTTGCCGATCAGCTCCCAGACGCGGAAGCGTTGCCCGCCCACCGTCTTCAGCACCGAACGCTCGGCCAGAAGCTGCGAGAAATAGTTGGCGTCCCGGTCCACCGGGAAGTGCATGTAGCCCGGCCCAGGCTTGTCCAGGTGCAGCCGCGACCGGATGACGTCCTTGGCCGCGTTTACGCCTAGAGTGATCGGGCGGAAGCTCGACTTCGTCTTTGCCGTTGGGCGCTTCGTAGGCCAGACCGGAGAGCGCTTTCCGCCCTGCGCAGGCTCGCCTCTGATGGCCCAGATCTTCCGACCGAGGCGCGCCCTGGCGAAGCCGTAGACGCGCTCTGTATGGTGCCCGCCGCTGTCGATGCAGGCCGCGGAGATATTGAACGGCCTACCGTCCCCGCGAAACCAGCGGCGTTTTAGGTAGGTGTCGACCGCATCCCACAAGGCCGGAGTGTCCGGGTCGCCCTCGAAAACCTCATGTGCGATCGACCAGCTCTCTTCGTCTCGCCCCCAGCCGGCGACCTCGATCTCGACGCGGTCGTGCTGGACGTCTAGGCCCGCCGTCAGCAGGGCCACGCCGTCCGGCACCTCAGCCTCGAAAACCTCGCGCCGGGCCAGCAGCACCATCTCCGCCAGGGCCCGGTCGCCCTTCTCTTCGTAGGGCTCGCCCAGCACCAGATTGAAGAAGGTCTTCCGCAGCAGCGGATCGTCCTTCACGTCCAGCCACTCCTTCACCAGAGCGGGCCAGGCCGCGTTCGGGTGCAGGCTGTAGCCGGCCCAGATATGAAACCCCGGATGATCGCCGGCCGGGTTGGTGGCCTCCCACCCTCCGGCCGCCACCATGTCGGCCTTGTCGGCCTCCTCGATGACGCAGCCGTTCGCCTTGCAAACGTAGAACGCCGTGTCGGCCAGGCTCTCGCCGCGCTCGTTCTTCCGCCACTTGAGCCCGTGCGGCGTGTCGGGGCCGCCCCACTCCAGGTGCTGCCGTTCCCCGCATTGCGGGCACGGCACCTTGAAGCGCCGCTGGTCCGACCGCAGCCAGTCCTTCTCGATGCGGCTCTCGCCCTTGGTCGTGGGCGTCGAGCCCTTGATGATCTTGCGATTCCAGAACGTCTCGCTGCGCTTCGTGCCCAGCTTGATCTGGTCGCCCTCGTCCCCAGCGCCCGCCTTTGGGTAGCCGTCCACCTCGTCGAACAGGATGACGCGCGCCGTGATGCGCCGAAAGCCGCCGGGGCTATTCGCCCCCACGAAGGACACCGACGCGCCGTTGCGGAAGACCCGCTTCAGAAGCTTCTGCTTGGCGTCCTTCGCCTTCAGGTCGCCCGTGATCGCCGCCAGCACCGGGGTGTCCCGCAGCATCGGCTCAATCTCGGTGCTCGAGTAGTCCTCGGCGTCCTCAACTCGCGGCTGCACCGCCAGGATCGGAGAGGGATCCTGGTGGATGTAGTAGCCGACGATGTGGTCCAGCACCTTCGTGAAGCCGACGCGGGCCGACTTCATCACGGTGACCTCGGTGACCGCCGGGTCGGTCACGGCGTCCATCATGCCGATCTGGTAGGCGTAGGCCTGAAATCGGCCCGTCTGCGCACTCGTCTCGCGGCTCAGGGTCGCGTACCGCTCGGCCCACTCGCTCAGGCTCAGTGTCGGCGGCGGGGCCAGCGCCTTGCGCCGTGCCTCCACCAGAGCCCGGCGCAGCGCCTCGATGCCAAGCGTGTACCGCCCCGGCTCAGTGTCGGGGACCGTCTCCATCACCGGTCAGCTCCTCCAGCGCCTCCGTGACGGCAGCCGACAGGGCGGCTTGAATCTCGGGCAGCGTCTTCAGCCGGTGAAGCCTGGGCGCCAACTCGGCCGGGATGGCGAGCAGTCGCGTCCGGACCGCGGCGTATTCCCGCGTCACCAGATCCGCGACATCGGCGGCCGGCACAACCGCGCCCGCCTTGGTGTCGTATTCGAGCTGCCGGAGCCGGGCGAGGTAGTTTTCCTTCAGCTGCTCGGCGTCGGCGATCGAGAGCAATTTGCCCGCGGCGGCGCGCGATGCGATCTCGGCGGCAACCGCGTCGGCCCCGGCATCCTCGTCTGGCAACTTTCCAGCTTTGCGGTTCGCGGCCCGCCAGCCCGTGCCGACCAACGCGTCGTCTATTTTCCCATCGTGCAACCGCGAAAGGTGGCCCGTGGCCACGGCTTTTTGAACTGCGGTGTGCGAGATGCCCTCGCGCCGGGCGAACTCGCGGATGGAGATCCCCGGCAACTGGCAACCCCTTTCAGAATATTTCAGCTAGACGAGACCCGAGGTGCCAAATCCCCCGCGCTTTCAAAGGCTTAAGGAAGGACCCAGACCGGGGGGGGGGCACCCAGCTATGCACCAGACGCGCGGCGCTCCATCAGATGACCGCGCCAAGCGCATGACTCGCCGGCCCTCGCGCCTCGGCTCTACCGCCGCGCCGTCCGCAGGGCCTGCCGCATCGCCTGCTTAAACGCGGCCGGCAGCGTCTTCTTCACCGAGGCCTCAACGCGCGCTTTGAACTGGAAGCGCGGCTTGTACTTGAAGCGCCGGTACATGAAGGCCAGCGCGA